TTTTGTTACCACCAGTTACTTCAATTAGATTACCCTTCTCAACTGTAATCATTGGAAGATTCACTTAATTCTGTGTTATCTAAATCTAACAATTCTTCTTCAGTCATATTATCCTCCTATAAAATACTTGATTAATCCATTTGCCATAATTGCAATTCCTACTGCATTAATAATGATAAGTGACCTATCGTTCCACATCATAGCCACTGCTAACCAACCACTTAATCCTACCAAATGTACAAATAGGTTTAATGGATATATCTGATTAGAGGTGAGTAACATACCCACGAGTAATACCATACTTGAAGCCCACTTTATGTACCAATCTGTGGTATGTGTTGGTGTTACTTTCTGTAGCACATTCTCATTCATTTTCATTTTAATATATTCTTCATCTTGCATTTTTATACTCCTACACTACATAGTGTAATTCCACCTAGAATTATCACTACTATTAATATTGCTACTAGTTTATTCATTATACGCTTTTCCTTATTGTTAATTTTTCCAAAGCATCCATAGTTCCTTGAAATTCAGGTATTTCAATTGGTTTTACAGAATTGGTTAATTCATCTAGTTTTTCTTGGTTTCTCTTGAGCCAACTTTTAATGGCAAGGTCAGAATCTAGTAAAATATCTATTTTAGTCGTTAGAGTAGTTATCGTAGATTCCAATTGTTCTATTTGAATTGCTTGGTCTCTCACTTCACTTATTATATCATCATTATTATACATTTTGTATCCTTTTGTTATTGTTATTATTAATTATAGGTATAGAGGGCCAGTCCAGTTTATTGAGAAACCACCATCTAAAATATTTCCTCTCGGTTTGTTTCTAGCAGGTTTATCATAACCAGCAGGTTTCAACAAATCACCTTTTTTGAACAATTTATCATTGTCGGTATTCACAACAAATCCCCATGTTCCATAGTCAGCAGTTCTAAATCTTATGTATTTTGAACCTTTAGTAATTACCCAACCTTTTGTGAACCTATCATTCATTTTTTTCATTGTACTAGCAGTACCACCAGATGGTCTATCTGTGTAATCTGCGTTTGCAGCTGCAACTAAATTGTTGACAGCAAGATTAATATCTTTAAATTTTTTCATCACTTTTTTCATTATTATATACTTTCTATTTTATTGGTGGTTTGTTTGCGAACTCATCTCTTAATTGTGCTGAGGTCATTTTACTATAGTTCAAGCGTGCTTTTAATACTCTAATTTCAGATTGTGCTTCTTGCAACTGACTGAACACAGTAGTAAAATTTTCTGTCATTTTGTTTAACTTGATTATCGTATCTTGATATTCTTTTTCTAAAACTATTACACTCATTTTTGTTTCTTTCTCTTTGTTAATATACCACTATTATACCAAGTTTGACGGAAATGTCAAACATTATTTTTCAGAATCAGGTAAGTCATTGTTTTATAAGGATTCTTTTTTTGGATTTTCAACATTTTTTATTTCAGTATTTTCAAAAATTGACAGGCGATTCGTTTAAACAAAAAAAGAGGGGTCATAAAGACCCCCCTTTGATAATTCACACAACTATTCTAATGATGAGATGAGAGGTGTGTTGTGTGAACCAAACTGTTAACCCACAAATGCGTTTAGGGCAAGAATAATAGTGAACCAACATAAACCTAATGTTGCAGCTTCAAATAATATTTTCATAATGTAACCTTCTTTGTTTGTAATCAATATAGTTATTGTACTATAAAAAAAGGGGTTTGTCAACCCCTTTTCTAACTTTTATGAAAAATACTTTAGAAATTAAATGATAAGGCTGTTCCTAAGTATGCAGATTCTTGTTTCATATCTTTATCTGCGATAATTTCAATATAAGGACTAAAACTTATATTGTCGTCAAGATTAATCTTCACACCAATTTGGTTTCTGATATCATCAATCTTAGTATCTTCTTCTTGTCCTTGTCCAAATGTCCAACGAGGTTCTATTTGTCCCCAGACACTATATGTTTCAGACAATCCAATGTCAACTTTAACAATGGCACGATAACGCCAATAGTCATTAGTTGATTCATTTTCATAGTTTCTAAACTCAATTCTATGTCCTACCCAAAATTGTGTATTAGATTTTGATGTAGTACCATCATCATTAATTGTATCTTCTGGAGTCCAATTAATTATTTGGTGGTCTAGTTTAGGACGATACTCTCTTGCACCATCTTCTTCAGCTATTCTTACAGCCGCAGTTATTCCATACCATTCTTTACCAAGATTGTATGAAGGTTCTATGTGTTGGTAATCAGAACGATATTGGTTTCTTAACTCTAAACCAAAATTACCATGTTGTATATTATAGTTATGCTCTGATTTTTTCCAATTAGTAGATGCAGCCTCAGCTGGTTTTTCTTTGCAAGCAGTAAATAAAAATAATGTTGCTAGAAGTGTTATGAATAATTTCATTTAGTTTTCTCCTTTATAGAATAAAATATTCTGTAGTATTTATTAGAAACAAATACTCTAGACAGAATATACATAAAATCTTTATAAGTTTTATTTACCCAAATCCCACTCTAATGGATTTTCAGGCATTGTTGTTGATGGAGTGTTACCTTGTTGCCAACGTGTATCATTTGGGTCTGAAGGCATATATAACTCTGGGTCTACACCCTCAATAATTCTCCACTCATTAGAATTTTCTTGAGTTCTTTTAGTTTGGTCACAACCAGCATAAACAATGTCTATGTCTTCTGGTTTATCTCTTTCAAAGTCTATTATTTCATCATAATACGGCCCTGCTTGAGTTTGAAAAGTCCATCTTAACATATTTTGACATTGTTCTTGGTCTGTTAATTTTATGTAAGGGGCACTTTCAAAACTCGTGCAGTTACCATGAAGACATATGAGCATTATTGCCACATGAAATATTTCCAATTTATTCTCCTACTGAGCAATACCACTTGCAGATCGACTTCCTTGTGGATATACTGGTACTTCTGGTGTTGTGTAATCTTCAGTCCAACCAAATGCTTCTAACACTACTGGTTCTGACAGACCTTTATATACTTGATGTAATCTTTTATCTTTAGCTGCAACAAGTAAGTCTGCTTCACTTTCGTGTAAACCTTCTAACATTTGTATGAACATTGTTTCTTTTTTGAATTGTACATTTTGGTTATCAGCACCTTTAATAAAATGCCATAGTTTTCTACACTCATATGCTAGAACTGTATGTTCTGTTCCTGCTGGTGCATCATTCTTTTTAAAAGGAACATTACCTTCTGGTATAGCCCATTTAATCTTTGGGTCAAAAGATGCTTTGATTACCATACGAAGAGCCTCTTGATTATGTTCTCTTAGTATATTTATCTTTTGTGTTTTTGTTTTTGCTTTGTGTACTTTGTCAAGTATCTCTGATAATAATAACGTGCCACTCATTTAAAAATCTCCTATCGATTCAGTTAGTTCTTTTAATCTGTTTTTTATAAAATAATTAAGTAATTTACTTCTATCTCCATGAGGAGCTGTATCTATCTCGGATAAAATTTGTTCTTCTAAGTCTTGTGGTATTTTATCTAGACTAATTAACTTCTCGTTCCTTTGATAGTTTCTCTTGGTTTCATCTGGCATACTGTCCATAGACTCCAACCAAGTCTCTATCTTTTTCTTTCCTAAAGGTCTTTGACGTATTCCTTCTGTAAATGTATCATCAACTGACAGCACATTTGGAACTCCATCACTCGTATCACCTTTTAGTATGTGTGTTCTTATATAGGTGTCTGGATTATGTCCAGTTATGTGTTTCTTTACAATAGGACTATATTGATGTACATTATTGTATTTGTGTAACTGTATGAAATCTTTATCACCAGATACAATCATAATTGGTTCTCTCTCTTTTTTACATAGTGTTCCAATAATATCATCAGCCTCTGCACCATATACCTCTAGGTATTTGTATGGTAGATTTTCTTTGAACTCAGCCTTAATCTTATTTAAAGCACCAAAGATATTATCCCAATCTTTTAAATCTTTCTCTCTACTTTTCCTACGACTGGCTTTATATTGTGGGAAGAAATCTCTCCTCCAATAGTGTCTTGAGTCATATGTAAGTACTACTTCTCCATACTTCTCTTTAAACATATTTCTATATAAACGAACAGAATTGAGAATCATGTGTCTTACCATATCCTCATCAACTGTTTTTTGTTTAGTCATATTCAAATGCATCATCAGACTTGCTACTGAGATTTGATTCATATCAATTATTATCACTTTAAAGTACTCTTCCTTTGGTTGGTTTCCAGTATGCATTAAAACTCATACTTCGTCTTTCTCCATCACAATAGAATGGATACACACTATGTTTTAAATATGAAGGGAATAATAGTATCATTCCTACTTCTGGTTTACACATGAGAGTATCACTCCTCATGTCTTGAGCTTCTCCGTATGAAAATTCAAGTAATCCACTTGCTGGATAATGGTCTTGTGTTTCTTTTACAAAATGGTTTTCCATACCATCTGGTATCTTTAGATAGATAACTGCCGAGAAGTGACCACTATGTTTATGCCATGGGTTGTATTCATTCTTGTATTGACTTACAATCCAACTTTGGGAAATACTAATATTTTCTTCTTTTGGAATTGCACTATCAGATGCTTTATTCCATTCATAAGACCTATTCCAGTCCTGCATTTGTTTTAAATATTCTACACAATACATTCTCATCATAGATAAACAATACGTAGCATCATCTGGATTTTTTATTGGTATTGAAACTTCTTTAGATACTTTACCCACAAGACTATTTGAGAAATCCCACTTTTTAGATAAACCGTCATCTGCTAAAACTCCATCACCAACATTATTAACAATATCAAGAAATCTCGTTGGTACTTTTGATTCTAATATTGTTGGACTAAAAGTTTGTTTCCAATTTAATTTGATACCTTCGGGTTTATTTCTCTTTGCCATCATCTTCTCCAATCATATCTCGTAACTCGTTTTCTGTAAATTGAATGAATGAACCTTTTGTTTTGTCCATAAGATTTCCCATAATAGAATGTAATGGATGTTTAAGCCCTATATCTTTAAAAATTATACTTTTACAACATTCACTTATAAATCCAATATCACGAATAAAA